GTGAGCGCCCCGATCGTCCGCCGACCGTCGTCGCTGCTCGAGGTGCGCGCGTTCGCGTGGCACCCGGACGAGGCGACGATGACCGTCCTGTCCGCCGCGCCGCCCCTGCCGCCGGCGCTGATCTACGCCGACTCGCGGTGTGCGTGCGGCCGGCAGCTGCTCGACGCGACGGACAGCCCGCAGTCCGGGCACGACGGCCGCCGGGTCGTCACCTGGCGGGGCGCGATCTACGGGTCGGCGAAGTGCGCCGAGGCCGACTACTACGCGGGCCAGGACGACCGGGAGGTTCCCGGCGTGCGTGTGTCGCCGGTCCCGCCGGCCGGGCTGGTCGACGCGACCCGGGTGCCGGTCATTGTGCCGTTCGACGCCACCGACCCGGCCGTGCACCTCGCGCAGCTGGCCGAGGTCACCCGCCGACTGTTGGCGCTCGACACCGGCGCCGGGTCGTTCTACGAGGCCGAGCAGATTCGGGTCGACGCGGAGCGGATCCTGGCCGCGATCGGTGGCGCGGCATGACGGCGGTCGCGTTCGACATCTCCGCGCTCACCGCGTACCAGCGGGGCACATACGACCGGCTCGCGCCGATCGCGGTCGTCTGCCCGCAGTGCGGGTCTCGGCCGGGCTCGTACTGCAAGTCCAAGTCCGGCTACAACGTGCCGTTCCACAAGGTCCGCAAGGACGCCGTGGCGAGCTGGTCGTACGACGAGCGGATCGCCGCGGTCGCCCAGGTCCGTGCCGAGCAGGCAGAAACCCGGCGCCGGGCCGTCGAGCAGATGGCCCAGCCGCTCACCGTCGCACAGCAGCGCACCCGGGCCACCGTGTCCGCGCTGGTCAAACAGGCTTACGCGGAGGCGGACGCCCGCCTGGACGCGGAGGGCGCTGCCGCCCAGGCTGCCGCGGACGCGTTCAACGAGACCGCACCGGTCGGCACGCTGGTCCGCTACTGGCGTGGCGTCCGGTCGGGTCCGGCGTCCGGTGTCGGCCGGATCTCCCACCCGGCGTCGGTCCTCGGCGGGCACTCCGCGGTCGCCTGGATTTCGGGCTGCTCGGGTGCGGTCGGCTTGACCCACGTCGAGGTGCTGGACCGGGCCGGGCTGGTCGAGGAGACCGCCGCCGCGCTGGTGGTGGCGCTGTGACCGACACCCTGCGCCCGCCGTTCCCGTACTACGGCGCTAAATCCCGGCTCGCCCCGTGGATCGCGTCGCTGCTGCCGGCCCACGAGATGTACGTCGAGCCGTTCTGCGGTTCCGCCGCGGTGCTGTTCGCCAAGGCGCCGGCGCGGTCGGAGGTCATCAACGACCTGGACCGGAACGTCGTCGCGTTCTTCCGGACCCTCCGCGAGCAGCGCGACGACCTCGTTACCGCGCTCCGGCTTACCCCGTACGCCCGTGACGAATACTTCGCCGACCGGCTTGATGTCGACGACATCAGCGACCTGGAGCGGGCCCGCCGGTTCTTCGTCCGTTCCACCCAGGCGTTCAACGGCATGGGCAACTCCGACAGCCGCTCCGGCTCTTGGTCCGCGGGTGTCCGGGTCGGCTCGACGCCCGACGCCGTCTCCGTGCGGGACCTCGTCGAGCGGCTGCATCAGCACGCCGACCGGCTCCGAGCCGTCTCTGTCGACGCTCGCCCCGCCGCGAAGGTGATCGCGGCGTTCGACGGGCCCGCGGTCGCCATGTACGTCGACCCGCCGTACCTCGGCGAGACCCGCACGAGCCTCGACGACGCCAAGCGGCGGTCGGCTGACTACCGGCACGACATGTCCGCCCCGGAGGAGCACGTCGCGCTCGCCGAGACCCTGCACGCGTGCAAGGCGGCGGTGCTGCTGTCCGGCTATCCGTCGCCGCTCTATGACGACCTCTACAGCGACTGGTACCGGGCGGAGATGAGCGTCCAGCGGCCGGCGACGAACCGCCGCGGCCGCGCGGGCACCGGTGCGGTCGAGGTCATCTGGTCGAACCGGCCGATCGGTCGGCAGCCGTCCTTGTTCGACGACCTGGCCGGGCCGGAGGTGGCGCTGTGACCGTCCTCGGCACCCTGCGCACCCGCCGACGGGCCGCCCGCGCACGGTCGCAGGCGATCACCTGCCCGTACTGCGAGCTGCCGGTCGCCGGGCTGCTGTCCGGGTGCACCGAGCCCGACTGCCGGTCCCGGGAGATCGCCGCCGACGCCGCGTTCCGGCGGGCGGTGGACCTGTGAAGATCCCCGACGGTATGTGGCTCGCCGGGAACGCCGACTACAGCGTGACCATCGTCTGCGACTACGAAGACTGCCGACCGACCAACGTCGGCGAGCCCGCAGGCTGGGAACTGGCCCGCTACGGCGGAGCCGAGCTGCCTGGCCGGACCTGGTTCGACATGGACCGGCTCGGCGAGTTCCTCGCGTTCGTCCAGGACCACGCCGACCTCCACCGCAACTACGACACCGACGAGCCGTGCTGGGTACCGCTCCGCACGCTCGTCCCGGCCGGAGAGCGCGGCGCCTGGATGTGGATGGGCCGCGGCGACCACAACGGCCAGCCGGTCGAGTTCTACAAGCACGCCTCGACGCGCGGCTCGATCGCGCTAACCCGCGATGGGCGGGCCTGGCGGTCGGTCGTTGTCCAGGAATGGTGCTGGACGCCGTGGGGCTGCGCCATCCCGGATCAGAGCCCTAGCCACGAGTGCAGCAACGACGGCGTGCGCGAGTACCGCGAGGTGCCGGCCGCCGAGGCTCTGGCGGAGGCGCTGCGATGACCGCCACCATGCCCGCGCTCGCTGTGCCGGTGACCGGCTGGGATGCCACCGACGACGAGTGGCGTGCCGACCGGACCCGCGGCCTCGGCGGCTCGGACATCTCCGCCGTGCTCGGCTTCTCCGCCTACCGCACCCCGTGGGACGTGTGGGCGGAGAAGACCGGAACCCGCTCCTGGGCCGATGATGACGCCACCGCCGCGTCGAACCTCGGCACCGCGCTGGAGCCGTGGCTGATCGGCCAGGCAACGCTCCTGGTTGGCCAGACCGTCGCGCAGACCCCGTACCGGATGTACGCGCACCCCGTCCACGGATGGCGGCTGTGCTCCCCGGACGGCGAGACCGCCGACGGCCGGCTCGTCGAAGCCAAAACCGCCGGGCTCGCGTCCGGGTGGGGGACGCCGAAGGGCTGGGACGACGGTGCGGTGCCGCTCGGCTACGAGTTCCAGTGCCGCTGGTCCATGCACGTCATGGACCGCCCCGCCGTCGAACTGATCGCGCTCGTCGCCGGCATGGGCCTGATCCGGCGGACGATCTGGCGGGACCTGGCCGTCGAGGACGACATGGTCGAGCAGGTCGCCGCGTGGCGGGCCATCCACATCGAGGACGGTGTGGAGCCGCCGCTCGGCGCCGTCGACAACAAGGCCCTCGCCGCGCTCTACCCGGTCCCGAACGGCAAGGAGACCGACCTCGACGGCACCGACGCCGAGGAACTCCACGCCGCCTACCTGGCAGCCCGCGACGCCGAGAAGGCCGCGAAGCAGGCCAAGGAGGCCGCAGGCGCCGCCCTGAAGAAAATCCTCGGCCCGGACGAGAAAGGCCAGCTCGGCGGGCGTACCGCCGTCACCTGGTCCAGCAAGACCGGCCACGTCGACTGGCCGCGCCTCGTCGCCGAGCTGGCCGCTGCCGCCGGCGTGCCGATGCCAAACCCCGAGCTCTACCGCAAGCCCGCCACCCGCAGCCTCTCCGTGAAGGAGCTCCCCCGATGACCAACAACGCCGCTGCTGCGCTCGCCACCCGCCGTGAGAACGGCGGGGTCGCCACCAACTCGATCGCCGACAAGATCCGGTCCATGGAGGGCCAGTTCCAGGCCGCCATGCCCAAGGGTGCCGAGGCCACCCAGCTCATCCGGGACGCGCTCACCGCCATGCGGATGACGAAGAACCTCAGCCGCGCCGAGGAGACCTCCGTCCTCGGCGCGCTCATGACCTGCGCGCAGCTCGGACTGCGCCCAGGCGTCCTCGGGCACGCGTGGCTGCTGCCGTTCTGGGACGGCAAGAACCGCGGCTACAAGGCCCAGCTCGTCATCGGCTACCAGGGGCTGATCGAGCTGGCCCACCGCTCCGGAAAGATTCAGTCGCTGATCGCCCGCACCGTCTACGCCAACGACGAGTTCGACGTCGAGTACGGGCTCGCCGACACCCTCAAGCACAAGCCGAACCTGTTCGAGGACCGCGGCGACCCGATCGCCTACTACGCCGTCGTGAAGTTCGTCGGCGGCGGGCACGCGTTCTACGTCATGTCGCACCGGGACATGCTCCGCTACCGGGACCTCAACGCGACCGCGAAGACCAAGGACGGCAAGGTCTTCGGCCCGTGGGTCGACCACTTCGAGGGCATGGCCCACAAGACGTGCGTCCGCCAGCTCGCGAAGTACATGCCGAAGTCGACCGAGCTCGCCATCGCCCTCGCCGCCGACGACGGCGTCCGCGTCGACATCACCCCGACCGTCGACGCCGCCGAGGCGACCGATCACCCGGTCATGGAGGGTGAGGTCGTCGACCCGGTGTCGGCGCCGCCCGCCGCCGACCGGACCGTGTCCGGGCCACCGGCCGCGCCGGGGCCGATCCAGCCGCCGCAGAAGGCCGCGCTCACCCGGCTGTGGACCCGGCTCGGCTACGCCGGCGACGACAACCACGGGGCCCGGATGCAGATCGTCGCCCACGAGCTCGGCGGCCTGGTGGTCGAGTCGACGGACGAGCTGACCACGGCCGACGCCGACATCCTGATCCGCGCGCTGACGGCGCGCGGCGAGCAGACCGGCGGTGCAGCGTGAGCGAGCGCCCGACTCCGGCCGCCGACGAGCGGCCGGGCTGCGACGACGAGCCGACGCCGGCCGTGTCCGACAAGCCTGAGCACGTCGTGCCGACCTGGGACGAGCGGGTCGCCGCCCGGATTGGCGCGGTTCCGTGCGGGTGGTGCGGCGTGACCGAGACGACGCTGACGGGGGCCGCGCACCACGGCGCGGCCCCGCACGCCGGGACCTGGTCGCTCACCATGCCGCCGCCGGCGAAGTGGCTCAACGCTAACGACCGGTACAAGCGGCGCCCCGACAAGGAGATCCGCGCCTGGCGCGAGGCCGCCCGCATCTACGCCCAAGGCGTGAAGCTGCCGCGGCTGGAGCGCGCGCACCTGCTCGTCGAGCTGCGGTTCCCGGACGCGCGCCGCCGGGACGTTCACAACCTCTACCCGACGATCAAGGCCTGTATCGACGGGTTTGTCGACCACGGGCTCCTGCCCGACGACTCCCACCAATACCTTGTCGGCCCGGATCTGCGCCTCGGCCCGAAGTGCGCCTCCCGGCCGGCTGGTATCCCGGGCGAGCTGACGTTCACGGTCACCGACCTCAGCGCGGACGGCGTGTGCCCGACGTGCGCCGGGACCGGGATCGCCGCGGCGCCGCTGGCGGTGGCCGCGTGACCTGGCACGTGGTGCAGATGTCCGGCGGCATGGGCAGCTGGGCGACCGCCCGCCGAGTCGCCGACGAGCACGGCACCCACAACCTGACCCTGCTGTTCGCCGACACCCTCGCCGAGGACCCCGACCTCCACCGGTTCCTCGACCAGGCCGCCGCCGACATCGGGGTGCCCGTTACCCGAGTTTGTGACGGACGCACCCCGGAGCAGGTCGACGTCGACCGCCGGTGGCTGTCGAACGCGCGGGTAGCGCAGTGCTCCCTCGAACTGAAGATCAAGCCGTGTCGGGAATGGCTCGAAGCGAACTGCGACCCGGCCGACACGATCCTCTACGTCGGTATCGACTGGACCGAGATGGAACGCATCCCGGGCATCACCCGCGGCTGGGCGCCGTGGACCGTGCGCATGCCGCTGTGCGAGCCGCCGTACATCGACAAGCGGCAGATCGAGGCGGAGTTGCGTCGGCGGGAGATCGAGCCGCCGCTGCTGAACCGGCTCGGATTCCCGCACAACAACTGCGGTGGTGCGTGCGTGCGCGGCGGCCAGGCCCAATGGGCGCACCTGCTGCGAACGTTCCCGGATCGGTTCGCAGCAAAGGAAGCCCACGAGGAGCGGATGCGCGCCCAACTTGGAGCCGACGTGTCGATCCTCAAGGACCGAACGGGAGGCGCCACCCGTCCGCTCCCGCTGAGGCTATTCCGGTCCCGCGTCGAGATCCAGAATGCGGCACAGGCGGCCCAGGGAAGCCTGTTCGACGACCTGGACTGGGGCGGCTGCGGCTGCCTGACCTCGTTCGAGGCGGTGGCCGCGTGACCGCGCCGATCACCGTTGCTGGCCTCTGCGAAGGCTATGGAGGGATCTTCCTCGCCCTCCAGCGGCTGCTGCCCGTCCAGCACACCTGGTACGCCGAGAACGACCCGGCGGCCTCGGCGGTCCTCGCCGCGCACTGGCCGGACGCACCCAACCACGACGACATCACCCGCATCGACTGGTCCAGCACGACCCAGCCCGAGATCCTGACCGCGGGCTGGCCTTGTCAGCCGTTCTCCGGCGCCGGTAAGCAGCTCGGCACGGCCGACGACCGGCACCTGTGGCCGTACGTCGCGGACGCGGTGACGACGCTGCGGCCGCAGCTGTTCATCGGCGAGAACGTGCAGGGTTTGCTCACGATCGAGCACGGCCAGGTGTTCGGGAAAGTGCTCGCCGACCTCGACGTGGCCGGCTACCGGGTGTCGTGGACGACCGTTGGCGCGTGCAAGGTCGGCGCCTGCCACCACCGGCACCGGGTGTTTATCGCCGCCGCGCGCGTTGACGTCCGCGCGCCGTACTCCGACCCGATCGCGCACCGCAACGGTGACGCATGGTTGCCCGCCCAAACGCCGCTGTTCGGCGATCACGAGGCGCTGAAGTGGCCGCAGGCCGGCTATACGGCGGGCGGGGCCGCGTGGGAACTGCCCGCCGACGTGTGCGGTGCGGCCGGGACCATGCTGCCCACGCCGACCGCAACCCCGTACGGCAACAACCAGTCGCCCAGCGCGGGCGCCGCCGTCCGGCCGTCGCTCGACGGCGTCGTCCGGATGCTACCCACCCCCCGCGCGACTGACACTGGCACTCCTGGCCGGCGGTGCAGCGAGGGCTTCCGGCCGCCGCTGTCACAGGTGCTGCTCGCCGCGGCGTCGGAGGCGCGCGGCGTCGGTGTGCTGCTCCCGACGCCGCGCGCCTCCGACACCACCAAGGCAGGCCCGAACCAGCGCGGCTCGTCCGGCGACTGGTCCCTCCCGGCCACGGCGCAGCACGAGCGTTTCGGCGGCTACGCGAGTGCGGTGGCCCGGCAGGAGAGCGCGTTTGGTCTCCCCGTGCCGGACCCGACCGGGCCCGGCCGTGACGGCAAGGCCCGCCTGTCGCCGGCGTTTACGGAATGGATGGTGGGCCTGCCGGCCGGATGGCTCACCGACCACATCAGCCGCAACCAGGCCATCGCTCGGGCCGGTAACGGTGTGGTGCCGCAGCAGGCTGCGTACGCCCTGTCGACGCTGCGCACGTTCCAGGCCGCAGCCCGCGAGCTGACCGCGGCCCGTGAGGCGGTGGCTGCCTGATGACTACTTCGACGCCGGTGAGCGTGCCCACGGCCGGCTCGCTCACCGAACGCCAACTCGACGTTATCGCGCTCGCTGCGGACGGCTGTGACAACCGCACGATCGGCCGGCTGCTGCACATCGGCGAGGACACGGTCAAAACGCACATGCGCGCCGCGTGCAAGAAGCTCGGCGCCCGGAACCGTGCTCACGCGGTCGCGTCTGCATCCGCCGTGGCTGGCTGAGGGTGACGCCGTGATTGTCGATCTGCTTCTCGGTGCGTACGCCGCCCCGTGCTGGGTGGGTCCCGCGCTGCTTGCCGCTGCCGGGGTTGCCGGCGTCGTCCTCATCGTCCTCAACCGGAGGGTCCCGTGAACATCGTCCCGCAGCGCGTCCAGCTCATCGCCTGGACCAGCTTCCTCCCGCCGGCCGGCGTCGCCTGGTCCACCGACGCGGACGGTGGGCAGGCGCTCGCCGAGTTCGCGGGCCGCGCCTGCTACCAGTCGTGGAAGAAGCCGAACCCGAAGACCGCCACGAACGCTGGCTACCTGGAGCACATCCTGGAGACCGGGCACTTCAGCGTGCTGGAGCACGGCTCGGTCAGCTTCTACTTCTCCGGCATCTCCCGGTCGCTCACCCACGAGCTGATCCGGCACCGGCACTTCTCCTACTCGCAGCTCTCCCAGCGGTACGTGCCGGAGCGCGATGCCGCGTTCGTCGAGCCGGACGTGATCGCCGGCGACCCGGAGCTGCACGCCATGTTCGCCAAGGCGGCCGACGCCAGCCTCGCGGCCTACACCGAGCTGCTGGAGGGCCTGGAGGCCAAGTTCGCCGACGTGGAGAGCCCGACGCTGCGCCGCAAGCAGGCCCGCCAGGCGGCCCGCGCAATCCTGCCGAACGCGGTCGAGACCCGCATCGTCGTCACGGGAAATTACAGAGCGTGGAGGCACTTCGTCGCACTGCGCGCGACCGAGGCGGCGGACGTGGAGATCCGCGAGCTGGCCGTGGAGTGCCTGCGCCAGCTGCAGGGCGTCGCGCCGAACGTGTTCGGGGACTTCACGATCAGCACGCTGCCGGACGGCACCGAGGTCGCACACAGCCCGCACGCGGAGCGCTCGTGAGCACGCTCCTCGAGGTGCGCCGGCGCATGCCGCGGACAAACCCGAACTGCACCGCAGACCGACACGGCACGGCCGCCGCATACACGCAGGCCGGATGCCGCTGCCCGGAAGGCCGCGAGGAGCGGCGCATCCGGGAGAAGCGGCGCCGGCACGGCTACGACGGCGGACACACCTCCGTGTCCGGTCTCGGCTCCGCCCGCCGCGTGCAGGCGCTTGCTGTGCTCGGGTGGACGTTCGAGCAGATCGGAGCCCGTTTTCCGAAGCCCGTCAGTTCACGGGCGATTCAAAAGCTCGCCTATCAGGGCGACAAACGGGTGCACGTTGCGACCGCGAACAGAATCGATGTCATCTATCGGGAGCTGTCCTCCCGGCAGGGGTCGTCGCCTATCACCCGGGCGCGGGCGAAGGCCCGGGGCTGGTTGCCCCCGCTGGCCTGGGACAACATCGACGACCCGGATGAGGAGCCGCGCCTAGGTGGTGAGGGCAGCGACCTCGTTGACAAGGTTGCCATCGAACGCGCGCTCGGCGGCGACCGGATCCGACTCACGCCGGCTGAGCGGCATCACGCGATCCATGTAGCTGTGGCCCGCGGTGTGCCGGCGACGAAGGCGGGCCGGGCGCTCGGCTTGTCGGGTTCGACGTCCCGGCACTACGCGTCCACGCCTCCGCCGGCTGCGGAGGTGGCGGCGTGAGGAAGTCGTACGCCCGCTGCCTGGACCTGGTGGAGGCCGGGCTGATCCGCCGTACCGCCGCTTTCACGTATGAGGACGCCGAGCTGGGCGAGGTCTGGGACGACGTCGTCTACCGGCTTGTCGACGACGGGCTGCTCGCGCTTGGCGAGGACGGCTCCGTGCATACGACCACGTCCCGGGCCCGGGACTTCACGACGACCAGGGCGGCCCGGCGCCGGAAGCGCCCGCCGGCCGTCACCGATCCGTTCACCACCCCGACCGAAAGGACCAGCTCATGACGACGACCACGATCCCGGCCGGGATCAGCCAGAACACCACCGCCTGCTGGGTGCTGCGCTACGCAGACGGGCACGAGCCCGACGCCACGCACCTGGACTTTGACCCGCACTACAGCAGCGAGGCTGAGGCCCTGACGTACGCCTCCGCATACCTGCCCGAGGACGCGATGCCGGGCACGCCGGTCCAGCTTGATGAGCGGTGCTGGACGGCGCACGCCGTCTGCGGGATGCCATTCGACTCGACCGGCGAGGGGCACATCGAGCACAACCCGAACCCGCACGACCTGATCAACTCGGCCGAGACCGGCGAGTGGACGGTCGCCGGCGGTGTGCTGTGCTGCGACACCCGCAACTGCGCCTGCCGGGCAACGGGAGCGGCGGCATGACCCGCTACATGATGGCGACCGCCGCCCGCCACGTCACCGGCGACCTGTCCCGCAGCATCCCCGACCTGGCCTGCATCGACGGCGAGGACGGCGACGCCTACATCGGCCAGTGGGTGGCCGGGTTCGGGTTCTTCAACGTCCGCTTCCCGAAGGCGTCCACCCGGGAGCTGACCGACGCCGAACGCGCCTACTACAGGGCGAAGGTCGTCGACCTGGCCGGGAGCGTCACCCCGATCGATCTCGGGCCGGAGGCGGCATGAGCGCGCTCCTCACACCGACCGCGGTTTCCACGGTGGCCGTCGAACCGCAGCACGACGGCGCCCACGTCGGCCTGTTCGACCCGGCCGGTTTCGACTGCCACCGGATCTTCACCCGGCTGTCCGACGGCACCTGGACCGACGACCACGGCGACGTCCACGTGTGGGCTGAGATCGAGCACGCGGCCCGGATCGGCGGCTACATCATCCGCGAGGTCCAGCGGGCGGTGACCGGGTGAGCGCCGCAGTGGCCGAGCCACACACGGTCGGCGCGATCGTCAGCCTGTCCGACCGGACCGGCATCACCGGCATCTTCCACCGGGCGGCCGACGGCATGTGGATCGACGAGGACGGGTTCGAGCACACCTGGGCCGACATCGCCGTCCTCGCCGTCGGCCAGCACCTCGACGTCGACCAGTCCTGACCAACCCGGCGCGTCCGTCACCACGGCGGGCGCGCACCCAACCCGCACCAAGGAGCACCACATGCGTTGCGTCAAGCACGGCAAGCTCATCTGCTTCTCGGCCGAGTGCCGGGGCGAGAAGCGCTGGCAGGCCCGGCCGGTCCCGCGGCTGACCGCGCCGTCTCAGTCCCGGCTGGCGGCGGCGCCCAAGGCCGCGACCTGGCCGGATGGGCTCCCGAAGCGGCCCACGACCACGCCCATCCGCCCCTCGACGCCCCGGGCCGCGCACGACGACCTGAATGACCCGGTCTCGCCGATCCACCAGGCCACGTACGGCGGGGCGTTCTGGGGTGCCAGCGACGCCCCTGACCGGTGCACGCCGCCGACCGAGAGCAGCACCAGCTCGTCGCCGGCCGGCTACGACGGCGGCTCGTCCGGCGGCGGCTACTCGTCCAGCTCGGACAACGGCTCGTCGTCCAGCCCGTCGTGCGGCGGGGGTGAGTGACCATGATCCGCACCTACCGGAAGCGCCCCGTCGAGGTCCAGGCGGTCGAGTGGACCGGCGACAACGAGGGCGAGATCTACGACTGGTCCGGCGGCAACTTCCGCGCCGTCGATGTCGAGGACCGCGGTGACGATCCGGACATCACCGGCGAGGTCTACGACCGACTCCACTCGACCTGGGTCGGCGTGAAGGCCGGCCACTCGATCGTGCGGGGCGTCCAGGGCGAGTTCTACCCGATTGCGGCCGATGTCCTCGCTGAGACGTACGAGCCCGTCCCTACCGCCTAATCACCGGGCGCGGCTGCCCTGCACGGTGGCCGCGCCCTCCACCACGGGAGTAATCGTGAGCACCACCGTCGAGCCGCGGCCGACCACCGTCGACACGTCCATGCCGGACTGGATGCACCTCGCGTGCTGCACGGAGCCGCCCGTGTCGCTGTGCGGGATCGACCTGACCACTGGGGACGAGGTCACAAGCGCGGATGAGGCGCCGGCGCCGGTGTGCCCGCTGTGCGAGGCGGTGGCCGCTTACCGGTGCCCGCGGTGCGGGGCCTGAACGTCGTGGTCCGGCCGGGGCCGAACGCGATCCTGCCGTGCGGGACGGACAGCGCGCGGCGTCGGCACCTCGCGCGTGGGAAGCGGTGCAAGACGTGCTGGCCGACGTACCTCGGGCTGCCGCCGATGCCGGACGTCGACTACTTCACGGCGCTCGGGCTGCGGGCCAGGAGGGCGCGGTGACGGCGGGGGAGTGGCGGCTACGCCTATCGGGCGATTTTCAGCGTGTCGGTCTTGCCGTCGCGCTTCTCGACGTAGGCGTTGCAGATCCGTCGAATGTGCTCGCGGGTGTACCCGGTCTGCTTGACCACGTCGACCTGCTTGACGCCTCGCTCGACGACGGCCTCGCCGATGGCCTCGAACAGCGCGGTCCGGCGCGCGTTGAGGGCGTCCTCGGCGCGCTTGTAGGCGCGGAGGGCAGCGGCGAGTTGCTCGTCGGTCACGGGCTCAGTGTCGCAGATGCGGATGTGGCCCACCAAGGGTGGCGCTTGCGTTCCGGTCGTCATGCCACATACTGTAGGCCTACACGCGGTGGCATTCAACCGGGTGTGACCTGCAATGGAGGACGGCCCTTGCTTTTCCCCACAGCATTCATCCCGCCGCACGTCGAACCTCGCTGGTGGGAGCGCGACGCGACGTCGCCCGAGCCCACCCGGAACGTCACGGCAGCCGAGCACGGGCAGTGCCCGACCCACGTCAAGTACGCGCTGACCTGCCGCCAGTTCGACCGCCTCATGGCCCGCGCCGACAACCACTGCGAGGCCTGCGGCTCCGCACCCGAGAACAGCCGCTTCGGGCGCCTCGCCATCGACCACGTCACCAAGCTCGGCTGGTGGGCGGTGCGCGGCCTGCTCTGCACCGCCTGCAACGCCGCGCTGCACGTCGGCGCTCTCGGCCTGCCCCGCTTCCGTGAGTACGTCAGCAACGCGTTCTACCTGACGCTCCTCGCCGAAGCGAAAGTCACCGACCACGTCGCCGAGCCGCCGCTTGGTGCTGTGGTGCTCGACGCCGGCGGCCGCCCTTGGCGGCGCGAACAGCCGGCTCGCTGGCCCTGGACCAGTGAGCACCGATGGATGCCGCGCCACCGTCGCTACCCGCAGGCTCCCGAGACGTGGGAGTGGCTGACCAGCAGAAACGGCCCGCACCACCTGCGCGTCGACCGCATCGAATCGCACCTCATCCCCGCCGCCTGACCCGAGGAGATCCGCATGACCGAGACCGCCTACTCCACCGACAACCCCGCGAACGCCGTCCACCTGCGCGGCCCGTGGCAGGTCGTCCTGTCCGTCGAGGGACAGGTCCTCGATACGTTCGACCACGTCGACGCCACCGACGAGATCGACATCTGCATCTGTCGCGGCACCGCGATCCCGAAGAACGGCGGCTGGCCCGACACCTACTCCGGCGACGACGAGATCGAACTTTGGACCGACCTGGAGTACGACGAGGCCCGCGTCCGCTGGATCCAGGCGCAGGCCATGGCCGCCGGGCTCAACGCGGCGTTGGCCCCGGCGACCACGTTCAACACCGAGCAGTTCACCGAGATCCGCAACGCGGTCAAGGAAGCCGCCTACGCGCGGCGGCTCGGCGAGAACGCCGTGCAGGCGCTCGCCTGGCGAACCCAGGCCGTTCTGGAGCGCCGCGCCCGTGCCGTATCGAACGCGGCGGCCGAGGCCGAGAAGGCGAGCGCCTGATGGCCGTCCTCCCGCCGCTGGCCCCGCACCCGTTCGAGCCCGCCAAGCGCGCCAACCCGAACGGACCCGGCCTGATCGACGAAGCCTACTGCGGCTTCCACCAGGCCACCGACGACCAGACCGGCCAGTTCTGCATGCACCTCGCGGGCAGCCCGGTTCACACCACGCTGCTCGAAGCCGCCGCCGAGGACGCCGCCTGGAGGGCCAAACCGTCCACGTGCCGAGCCTGCCCGGACGGGTGCCCGTCGTGCACCCGGAACCGGTCCGACTGCGAGTGCTACGAGCACGACGAGCCCGAAGAGGAGGCCCGGTGACCGGCTCCTACACCCCGCAGACGTGTGTCATCGCCAGCTGTGGCAGCGACCTGCACGTCACCTGGACGCTCGGCATGCCGCTCTACCGGATGGACGTCGAGCAGCTCGCCGGCCCGCCGACCCCGGACGGGGCGTACACGTCCGACTGGAAGGTCGAGTGCGAGGCCGGGCATGTCGTCCTCGTTCCCTCGCAGGACTCCCCCAGCGACCCGGACGGGACCGCCGACTACGACAGCGACGAGTGCTACCGGACATTTCGGCGCTCTGACCTGGAACGACTCGCGGCGCTCATCCCGGCGTCCGGCTGCCCGAACTGCCCGCCCGGCTACGACTGCGAGACCGGCCGCTACGCCACCGAGCCCGCGACCAGCGAGGAGAACGCCCGATGACCGTCACCGACCACACCTGGACCAGCTACATCGGCAAGCTGCCCGAGCCGTACGCCGACAGCACCCCGCAGAACGTCGCCGACATGCTCCGCGACCACGCCGACCCGAAAATCAACATCGCGCCGCTCGACCTCGCCGCGCTCGTCGCCGCCGACCTCATCGTCAAGCAGGCCGCCGAGATTGAGCAGCTCAAGGCGGCCATCGCCCCGCAGCCGACCACCGCGGACCCGATCACCGTCGCGTACGGGATCGCGACCACGACCGACATCGTCCGCCTCCGGGCCGCCGCCCAGCTCTGGCGCGACGCGATGTCCGGCCAGCACGAGATGTTCGCCCACTGGCTCGACGGCTGCCGGAAATGCCGCAAGGCCCGGCGTGAGGGCGACCCGCACTACGCCTGCGACCAGTACAAGACCTGGCAGAAGCAGTACGAGGACGCGGTAGGTGCCTGGTGAGCGACTACCGACTCAGCACCCTCACCGTTACCGGCCTACGCGACCGCGCCCGCAACCTCGACGATCCGCTCGGCGCCGACGACGCCACCCTCCTCGACGATGCCGCCGACCTCATCGAAGACCTCGCCACCGAGAACCAGCGGCTCCGCGCCCAGCTCAGCGAACGGGCCGCCAGCCCGAGTGCCGGGCAGGACGAGCCAGCCGCCAGCGTGCCGACGAACTGCGACGGGTGCGGCTTCCCGCACTGCGGTCCCTGCGACCCCGACGACCTGGCCGCCGAGCTGGAACGGCGGCACGCGTGATGGACGAGGTTTACGACGAGATTCCCGACTCGCACTGGGAGAGCCTCGGCGAGCAGCGCGACGAGGCCGAACGGAACGGCGAGATCACCGTCGACATCCGCGACCTACGCACCGCCCAGAAGCGCATCGCCCAGCTGGAGCGCGAGCTTGCAGCTCGGCCCGCCCCGCCGGTCGTCGTCCTGACGGGCGACACCGGCGGCGGCCGGCGCGAATTCGGCATCCACGTCGGCGGTAGAGATCTCGGCGGCTTCGGCTACCAGGACTGCGGCTGGGCCTTCCAGGACCACAAGCCGATCATCCGCGACCTCGCCGAAGCGCTCGGCGCCCAGGTCGACGACCGCACCACCTGACCCGCTCTGCCCGGCCGGACCTCACCCGGCCGGGCGCACCACCCGAACCAACACCAGCACCGCCACATAGATCAAGGAGCCCGAAGTGCCCGACTTCTGGACCGTCTCGACGGCCGCCTGCGGCTCCGACCTGCCCGCGCCGAGCCCGAAGGAGCGGGCGCGGTGGGCGTGAAGCTGATGGTCGAGATCCTCGACCACGCGCCAGCCGCGTGGACGCAGTCCGAGCGGCTGCTCGCCGTGTCGATCGCCGAGCAGGTACGGGACTCCGTGCGTCGCGGTGCGCCGACCATCGACCTCCTCGCGCTCCGGACCGGCATGAACGCCGAGTCCATCTCGAAAACGCTGCGCCGGCTCTCGGACAAGGGCTACGAGTTCCGGGTGCCACAGGGCAAGGACCGAACGGGCCGCGTGGTGTTCGCGTACCGGGGCATGCGGACCGAGTTCGTGGTTCCGAAGCTGTGCCCGCTGGCGGTCCACGCGACGAACATCTGCGTGCAGTTCGCCCGCGACGAGCCGGCCGACGTCGCTACGGAGAGTGTAGAAAGGCCGGACGGTGGTCCGGCCATTACCGGCGATCTCGACGCTCCCCGGCCGCTCGTCGTGGCAGAAAGGCCGGACCAGGGTCCGGTCAAAGGCCAGGAAAGCCCGGACGGTGGTCCGGCCATTCGCAAGGAAAGGGCGGACCACCGTCCGGCCATTAAGGCAGAAAGGCCGGACGGTGGTCCGGAATGGCCGGACGGTGGTCCGGCCCTTCCCCTCAATCCCCTCAAAGATCTCCCCTCAGGGGCAGCGCCCGTGGCTTCGCCGACGGCCGCCTCCGCACCAGCCGAGATCAAAACCGGAAGTGCGAAGAGTGACGGAACACAGGGCGGTCTCTTCGACCGTGCCACCGCCGGCCACCTGACCGAGGCGCAGAAGACCATCCACAACTCGCTCATCAACTCCGGCTACCCCGACGTCACCCTCGACGACGTACGCGGCACCCACCGCCAAGTCCTCGCATCCTGCCGCGACAAGAACCGCGCCAGCGCGTACATCACCCGGATCGCCAACGGCCCGAACGGCTTCCAGCGCTTCTACGACGCCCACCGTGCCGTCCAGGCCGAGCTAGCCGCCGCCGACGTCGAACGCGCCCTCGACACCGCCCCACCCTGCGAGCACGGTACCCCCGCCGGCCGGACCGTCAGCCCCGTCCACGGCGGCTACCGGTGCTTCGCCTGCCGCAAAGGCCAGCCCGCCGCCGAGCGCCGCCCCGACGCCACGAACGACGTGGTCGCCGCCGCTGTTGACGCTTACCGCCGCGCCTACCCCGGCGCATTGCGCCGCGACATCGGCCTGCGCATCACCGGCCTCGGCCGCGAAGTCCTCGCCCTGCTCCACGGCGGCGCCGCCCCCGACCAGGTCGTCGCGCTCGCCGCCGCAGCCGGAGCCGCCCAGACCCCGCTCCTCGAATACGCCGCCTCCGGAAGGAACAACGCCGCATGAGCACCGCCGTCGAGCCCACCGCCGCCGAGCGTCGCAAGCCGCCCTCCTACGACCTCGCCGCCGAACGCGCCGTCCTCGGAGCCCTCCTCAACGACCCGTCAAAGATCTCCCGCGCCACCGCGGCCCTGACGTTCGAGAGCTTCTACAAGCCGCAGCACGGCGAAATCTTCACCGCGATCGTCGAGGCAGCCGAAGCAGGCAAGCCCGGCGGGCCGGCCTGCATCGCCGGGATCCTCCTCGACCGCGGCGACCTCGAACGGATCGGCAACTCCATCCCGTTCGACCTGTACCGGGAAGCAGAGAAGATCCCCGGCGAGGTCGACTACTTCATCGAACGCGTCGCCGACCGGGCCGCCGCCCGCGGCTACGAAATCGCCGGCGTCCGCATCGCCCAGTTCGCATCCGGGCCCGGCGTCGCCCCCGACGACATCGCCGCCCTCGCCGAGAAGCTCATCGCTGAAGCCCGGCCCCGGCGGCGGCAGACCGAGTTCGTCAGCATCGGCGAGCTTCTCGAACCCGGCTTCGACGAGATCGAAGCCCGCGCCGAGAAGCCCAACGGCATCCCCACCGGCTACCCGAGCCTCGACAAGCTCCTCGTCGGCGGGTTCCGCTCCTCAGCCGTCTACACGATCGGCGCGGCCAGCGGCGTCGGGAAGACCTTCGCGCTCACCGACATGGCCCGCGCCATCTCCATCGAGGGCAAACTCAAGACGCTGACGATCAGCTACGAGATGAAGCCGCTGGAGATCTTCGACCGGGTCCTGTCCGCCGAAACATCAGTCCTCTACAGCCGCATCCGTGCCGGCGAGCTCGACGACCGCGACTGGCAGCGCATCAGCGCCCGGACCGGGCCGATCGCGTCCGCGCCCATGTACCTGAGCGCCCCGGTCGAGCGAACCGTCCGCAAAGCCCGGCAAATCATCGACCAGTACCAGGACGTGCACGGCAAACCCGACGTGGTCTTTTTCGACCACCTGCACCTCATGGACTCCGACCGGATCACCCGCGACGACGTCGCGAAGGTCCGCGCCATCACCAACGCGCTCAAGTCGTTCGCGATGGAGTACGACATCGCAGTCGTCATGGCAGCCCAGCTCAACAAGGCCAACCACGGCCGCGCCGAGAAGAAGCCCGACATCGGCGACCTCCTCGGCTCGTCCTCGGTCGAGCAGGACTCCGACGCCGTCGTGCTCATCTACCGGCCCGAGAAATACGAGAAGGACTCCCCGCGCCGCGGCGAGGCCGACTTCATCGTCGCCAAGAACCGAGCCGGGGAGGAGCGCTCATTCGTCGCAGCCGCCCAGCTCCACTTCGCCCGCTTCGCCGACACCGGGGAGATCCAGTGACCAAGCCGTACGAGTTCCTCGACTGCTGCGACAAGACCCGCGCCTGCGTGAACGCGCCCGCAGCCAAGCCGTTCCGCATGAGCGTCGCCCCCGACCTCCAGTGCGAAGGCCGCTGGTCGGTAGTCGCCGACTACCGCTGCCCCCAAGGTCACACCTGGTACACGAGCTGGGGCGCGGACACCGAAATGCTCACCGGCTCACCCGACGAGGAGTACACCGCCGATGAAACCTGGGACCCGCGCATGATGGCCTGCGCCGGCTGGCTCGAAGCCGACTTCTTCGTCCAGCACGGCTGGGAACTGCGCACCGCACCCGACGGGACCCGGCTCGCCCGGCACCCCGACCGCCCCGGACTGATCCTGCCCATCCCGCCCGCGTGCGGGCACGACGACTGCCCGACCAGGCATCGCGTCCCCGAGATCGAACGGGTGCTGGTCTCGCCGGGCGTCCTGCCCTGGTGACCGCGCTCATCGCAGCCGCCACGGTGTCACCGGTCCCGTGCCGTGGCGGCTGCGGCCAACAGCTCACGGACGCGGACTCGATCCGGGTCGGCTACGGCCCGGACTGCGCTGAGAAGCGCGGCATCTGGCATCCGCGCCACCAGACCACCACCCGCCCGGCCGCCCGGCAGGACGGGCCCACACTTCTCGACCTGATCGGAGACCGGATGACTGACGACGAGACCCGCCGTGCGCCCGCCGAGAGCAACGCTGGCGGTAGTACGACCCTGAGCGCATACCCGAGTAGCCCCGAACGGCGTAGCGGCGATCTCAGCGGGCCGGACGCCTCGCCACTCACCGCGGACCAGGCCGCGCAGATCGCAGCCGCGCTCAAGTCCGGCGCCGCCCGGATCTGCCGGACCCGCTGCTACCCGTGCCAGTTCGACGACTGCCCGGACGGCCCGCACACGTGGATGGACGCCGACGAGATCGCCCACGTGGGCCGCCGCGTCGACACGGCCGAGGAGCGTCTCGCGCTTGCCCGAACAAACCCGTGCGGGTGCGCCTGCATGGACCAGCACCGAATCCCGAAGGAGACCCCGTGACCGCCTGGCGGAAGTCGTCCCGCTGCGAGTCGCACACGTGCGTCGAAATCGCCACCCTCCCCGGGATCGTCCTCGTCCGCGACAGTAAAGACCCCGACGGCGAGGTGCTCGCGTTCGAGGCACCGGCCTGGCGAGCGTTCCTCGCCGCCGTCCACCGCGCCGGCGTCGACCCGATAGAACGCGCCGTCGCCGACTGGCAGGACCACCTCCCCGGAATCAGCCCGTGACCACCGCCGTCCTCACCCGCCCGGCAGCGCCCACCGCGCCGCCGGGCGGGACCGGCACGCTCGTCTGCACCGCCGGCTGCGGCTACCCGCTCGACCCGGCAGCCGCCGCGGGCGGGTTCACCACCCATCCCGCCTGCGACCTGCCCGACGACATCCCGCAAGCCACCCGCTGGCAGTGCGGCCGACTCGTATGCCCGGCCAACGGACCCGCCAAAGGCGACCACGACGCCATTGACCGCATCCGCATGCACGACCACGTCCACCACAAACCAACTCGACGAGGGAGACGACGATGACTGACCCACTCGACCAGCCCGAGAACGAGGGCTACACCCTGCTCTACCCGTTCACCGCCTGCACCAGCAACGGCGGCCCGTACGACGACGAGGCGTTTACCGCCGGCGTCCAGACCGGGCGGATCGAGCGGTCCCTTGCGGTCGCGGCCAGCCTCGATGTGTCCGAGGTTCAGATCACCGCGTACGCCGCGCTCCGGCACCAGCTGGAGCTGATCGCCATGCACCACGGCTACCCGAACATCACCACGCAGGCCGCAGACGAGACCCCCGAGTGGGCGCTGTTCACGTTCCGGAAGTCCGCGCCGTGACCGACCCGGACCTGTACCTGCGCATCGCCACTGCACTCCGGTGGGCACGCCAGCACGGATGGATCAAGCGGTACCCCCGCACCGGACGGGACGGACTCCACAGCTGGCAGTCCGCCCGCGGCGAGTGGCCGGCGCACCGGGTCCAGTTCAACGGCGACACCCTCAGCGTCCAGGAGAGCGCCGAGGAGTGGACCGGGTGGACATCCCGGCTGACCATGCGCATCCACAACCCGCGCGAGGCGCTCGGTGCGCTCGCCGTCATCGGACTAATCCCGGCAGCATTCGCCCAGCCCGCAGATGGTAGATGACACGACAACCTGATACATCATGGAGCCTGAGACAAGAACGGAGGCCCCTCCGGTATGGATAGAACAGACCCCGAATACAACGACGGGAAGCTATGCGGAGCGAAGCGCTTGAACAGCGACGAGACCTGCAAGCAACCCGCCGGATGGGGCACCCCGAACAAGGAAGGCCGCTGCAAACGACACGGCGGCTCCACCCCGACGCAACAGAAGCGCGTCGATAAGGTCGTCGCCGAACAGGCCGCCGAGCAGGTGCGCGCCGAAGCAGGCCTGCTGCGGTCGCTCGCCGACATCCCCGACAGTGAGATCTCCGGCATCGTTCCGGCGACGGAGGTGCTGCGGCTGATCGCCTGGTGGCTATCCAAGGTCAACCTGTACACGCGGCTGATCCGGGAGGCGTACGCCGCCGCCGAACGCCTCAAGGCCGCGGCAGCCGCCGAGCAGATCACCCTCATCGACGAGCAGATCGAGGTCGACGAGCAGGGCCGCCGCCAGCGTGAAGACGCCGAACTCCAGACCGCCCGCGCGGACCTGCAGCGCATCTTCGCCCTCGGCGGACAGACCGCCCTGGTCGGGGTCAAGTACGACGCGGACCGCGGCCAGGTGTACGGCGTCGACGAGGGTGTTCGGGCGCTCGTTCAGCTGGAGGAGCGGGCGGCGGACCGGCTGAGCAAGAACCTGCACCTCGCCCACCAGATGAAGATCGACGAGAAGCGGATCGACCTGGCGAAGTTCGCCGGCGCGGCCGTGCATCAGGTGATCGTCGGCGTGCTGACGGAGCTGGGTGTGAAGACGAACGACGAGCGCGTGTGGCAGCTCGTCATCAGGCACATGGACCTTGCCATGGGTGGCGTCCAGACAGGAGTGGCGGCATGACCGAAGAGGAGCTCAATGCGCGGTTCGCGGCGCTGGCCGATGATGCGTCCGGCCCGGATCCGGCGCTGGTCGGTGCGGTGACGTTGGAGGTCAACCGCTGTCAGCCGTGGTGGCGGCGCGTCGGCACCGAGCGGGTTGCGTCGCTGGTCGGCGCGGTCCAGTTCGTGCGCGCGACCGGCAGCCTCAACCCGGCTGACCCGGCCGCGATCGCCGCGGTCGTGAAGGCGTCCGGTCTCCGCGGTCGGCGCGTTCACCAGCTCGCGTGGAAGGTGACGACCACGATCCTCGCGATCGAGGAGTGGGAGTCGCGGGTCCGCTAGAAGTGGGCGACGGCCCGGGGATCCCCATCACCCGGACCGTCTCTGTGACCCTCTGAGCAGCAGCAGCGCTAGATCAGTTGCCCCCGCAGGATACGACCGGGAGCACTGATGACGCGCAACCTTGAGCACGACACGATCGACTCCACCCGCACGGTTGACACCCCCTGCCCGTGCTGCGGCCACGACCGGCCGCGCGTCGGGAACGCCTGCCCGCACTGCCGGGTCCGGCTGGCCGACTGGCTGAACGACCTACCCGGGCAGGTTGCCCGGCTCGCCGCGTGCCTCGTCCCCGGGGCGGCGCCCGCCGGCGACCGGGTTTCGACTTCCCGCACCGGCAGCCCGACGCCCGCCCGTCTGGACGTGCTGTCGCTCATCGGCCCCGGGAACGCCGAGGTTCGCGTTGACGGCCGCGCTCTCATCCCGCGCGTGCGCCGCTGGGCCACCACCGAGGTCGTCAAGTCCGCGCACGACGGCACGGAGCACGTGGTCACGGTCTGGCACCGGCAGGTTGACCGCGGACCCGACGGCCGGCCGCTGCTCTACCTCGCCGACGACCAGATCGGCTCGATCCCGCCCGCCGAATGGCTGGCCATGCAGGTCGCAGAGTGGCGGCGGGCGCTCGGCTACTCGAGGCCGGCCCGCGACCGAGACCAGGTCGGCGCCGACGCCCGCTGGCTCGGCCGGCACCTCGACGACGTCGCCGACCGCGAACTCGTCGACATGGCACGACTTCACGCCGAACTTCGCACGCTTCGCAACGAGCTTGAGCGCGTGCTGGGGGAGACCCCGGACACCGTGTACCTCGGCCGCTGCCCCACCCTCCTCACCGCCCGCGACACCGGCGTAGAGACTCCGTGCGGGATGGCGTTGTGGCACGACCCGCACGCGTCCGTCATTACCTGCGCCCGCTGCCGCTCCGCGTGGGCCACCCAAGGCCGCGGCTGGATCGACCTGGCCGTCGCCATCCGCCGCGTGTGGCCGATTGACCGGCGCCGCCGGTACTCGGTCGACGAGGCCGACGCCGCCGTGGTGTCGACCTGGGCGCCGGCGTGCCGCGAGGACGGATGCGGCAGGCCGCTCCCGATCACCTGGACCGACGTCACAGAACCACGCGACAAGGGGCCGATGTGGCGGCCCACGATCGAGCCGTGCCGGATCGGCCACGCCGAAGCCGAGGTGGCGGCATGAAGCGGATCAACAAGGTCGTGAAGTGGCTAACCGACTTTGCCGAGGCCGGTACCGCGCCGCTCAAGGACCTGATCGAGCACCTCGGTCCGAGCCGCGTGTTCAGTGTGCTGCTCGCTCTCACGCTCGCCTCCGGCGTCATGGCGCTAATCGAGGCACGCCCGTGACCGGCCGCGCGCCCTGGGCTCCGCCACCGACCCGCCGTGAGCTGCTGGCCCGGATCGGCCGGCACCTGCTCGCCGGTACCGCAGCGGTCGCTGAGCTTGTCACCCCGCCGCCGCCCGTCCACCGGATCTCCGGCCGTCACGCCGACCGCGGTGCCGTCTACGGGCGGCCAATGCGCGGCTACCGGCTCCGCGCCCGCGTCCGGCTCGCGCTGGGTGTCGGCCTGGCCCTGCTCGTCCTGTACGCGCTGTGCGGCGCGTGCACCGTCATCCTCTGAAGGAGAACCCGCATGACCTGGAGAGCGCTCGTAGAGTCCGACTTCGCGCGTGGCGGTATCGCCGTCCACCTCGGCCAGCGAGGCGTCGACGGATACACCACCGTTGTCGAACCGATGCAGATCGACCTCACCGTACGTACCGCCGCCGAGGGCGCCACACACCGTTCCGAGCCTGCGCTGCGGATCCCCGACGACCTCGGCCGAGCGCTCCTCGCCGCGCTCGCCGAGCACTACGGCGGAACCAGCCCCGCGCTCACCGACCGCGCAGACCTCATCCACGAGCGCGGCCGAGTCGACAAGCTCATCAACCATCTGATCAGTGGCGGCGCGGCATGACCATCCTCGACCGCATCGACTCCGTGATCGACGGGCTCTGCCCGTGCGGTGCCGAGCCGCGCGCCGACGACCCGTACTGCTCCGACGACTGCCGCCCGACCCACCGCGGACCGGACACCACCTGGTCGGCGATGAGATGGCGGCCCGCCCCCGTTGGCAGCATCGCCCGCGCCGGACCGCACGTCCGCATCGACGTTCGCGTGCCTGAGGACCTACTCGTGCCTGAGTACGTGTCCCGGCGCCTCGACGCTTTTGCGACCGCAATGGCGGCGGCGGTGAGAGGCGCGGGCGAAGCGATCGCCGCCTCGGTCGTCGAGGTGTTCGAGCATTCCGCGGGGATGCTTCGCCCGTCCGAGCCGCTGTGGGTGTGGTCGACCGAGCCGGGCCACGTCATGACGCTCAACAACCCGGACGGCTACCCGCACCCGGCGGACAGTCCAGACCAGGCGTCCGACCCGATGCTCGCCGTGATCGAGGCCCGCCGCCGGCGCGGCCCGCACGGACCCCAACCCCGACGGCGCGCGCCCCGCCGCCTCGACCCGTCCCGACGACGCTGAAGGAGTCCGCCATGCCCGACCTTGCCCACCTGCTCGACCGGATCCGCCGCCACGCCGACGGCGACGGCCGGGTCACCTCGAAGATCTGCATCACCGGCCCGGAAGCAACCGCGCTCCTTGTCGCCTACGACCGCGCCCAAGCCGTCGCGGTAGCCGCAGCCGACTTCGACGGCGACAAGCCGGACGAGGACGTCAACGAGCTGTACCAGGACTTCAGGTCCGCGCTCGACGCGTGGCGGGAGGCAATGGCGTGACCACGGACATGCTCGTGGGGATCACCTGCGACCCGCGCGACTACGGCACCCGCCTCGCCCGCTGGCCCGGCGCCCGCCATACCCGGATCTTCGGCTACCCGGGTAAGGGCATCCCGTCGTGGAAACCCACCCCCACAGACCGGCGGATCGCCGAGGCACGGCGCCTGTGCCCCGGGATCATCCCGCACGTTAGCTTCAAGGACTGGCCGGACGACATGGCAGCCGAAGCGATGGTCCGGGCGTGGCTCAACCAGCTCCCGCCTATCACCGCGCCGCTCACACCCGGCGGACCGCCGCTCGTCATGCTCTCCCACATGCACGAGCCCGGCCCGAAGGACTTCGACCCCGCCGAGTACCGGCGGCGCCAGTTCCTCATCGCCATCTGGCTCGCCGCTCACCCGCGCGGCGGCCAGGTCGACCTCGTCCACATCGACGCGAACATCTGGGTCGAAGGCAAGGGAGGCCGGGACCTGTCCATCTACCTGCCCGGCGTCGGGCTGCCGTCCGTCGACACGTACGCGCGGTCGTGGAAGCCGTACCCGACCGTCGATGACCTGCTCTGGGCGCCGCTGAGACTCGCCGACGCCACCCGCACCCCGCCCATGCTGCCCGAGTTCGGCATCGCCCGACGCCCCGACGACCCGACCGGAGAGCAGCGCGCCGAACTGATGCACGAAGCGCTCGTCGTCCTCTGGGCCGAGGGCTGCCGGCTCGTGTCGTGGTGGGAAGACCTCGGCACCGCACCTAGGGCAGGTGGTCCGGCGCCGGACTTTCGGCTGGACGACGAGCCGTCCCGGCGCGTGTGGGAGGACGCGATGGCCGGGCGGATCTGAGTCAGCTGCCAATCCGGTAGGAACTGGCAGCAGATCAGTAGCAACGCCCGCACGGGTGAGCTGGCAGCGTGCCCGGCCCCACGACCAGGACCGGGCACGCTGCCAGCAGATACCGTGACAACGTGTTCCTCGAAGACCTCATCACCGCCCTCGCGGCCGAAGACCGGAACAAGCCCGTCAAGCACGGCTTCGGCAGCCCGCACTCGTACCGCGGCTTCTACGAACAGCTCGCCTTCGAACCCATTGAGAACACGACCGTCGGCGCCATGCTGGACGCCGCCTGCGAAGCACTCGACGCGACCTACGAGGGGTACAAGGGCGGCACCTATCGCATGGACAGTCTGACCGAGTGCTGGCTGGCCGAGTACGGATCAACCGGCGAACAGCTCGGCCCCACGCTGCTGCGCGGCATGCTGGCAGACGGGGCATGACCGGCGAGCTGGTGGCGTGGCTGCGCGCGCAGCTCGACGCCGACCTCACCGCGCTCAACGCCTGGAACGCCGCCTGCATCCACCTCGAAGCCTGCGGCGACACCAGCCAGTTCACCGAGCGGTTCGACCTCGACGGCGAACGCTGGCGGGCCGACCTCAACGCCAAGCTGCGCATCCTCGACGCCGTCGAACGCCACGCCGACCCGCACCCCGGTCAGCCCTGCACCAACGACGACAACCCGTACGTCGAGTGTGAGCTGCACGTGGCCGCAACCGGCCGTGTCGACCCGTACGCCGCGCAGCTGCTCGCACTCCCGTACGCAGATCGTGACGGATACCGGGACGAGTGGCGGCCCGCGTGACCGCACAGTGGCTCGTTACCCTCGACCTGGCCGCGACGTACCTGGCCCAGTCGTTCGGGCAGGACGTCACCGAGGAGCGCATCCGCCAGTGGATCAGCCGCAGCAAGACGCCCGCGAACCCGGAGGGCGTCCCACGGCGAGGCTCCGAAGGCCGGCGCGCGCTCTACGACCTCCGAGACCTCATCACGCTCGCGGAGACACGACTTACCGGTACGGGATAACACAGCTTGACACCAGCCAGGACCAGGTGTCACAGTTCATTTCGATGTTGGCGGTTCATGCCCAAAGCGGCGTGGCCGCCATTTCTCGTATCTGACCCAGCACGGCGAGGTGAGCCGTGACCGCCGGGCTCCTCGACATGCGCGCCGCCTGGGCCGAAGCCCGCCAGCGCATGGTGCCCCGGCAGCGGCGGTGGGCGTCACCGCTCGACATGGCCGTCAGTCTCGACCCGGCCCGCATCAGCGACACCGGCGAACGCGTCGGCACGGTCCGGACGCCGGCACTGAACGTCGTCAACGACGCCCTGGTCCGGCTCGCAAACAAGCCCGGCCAAGGGCGGCTCGCAGTATTCCTCTCGCCGCAGGAGGGTAAGTCCACGACCTGCTCGTACTGGAACCCGCTGTGGTTGCTCGTCAACAACCCTGACCTGCGCATCATCGCCGTCTCGTACAACGCGGAAAAGTCCCGCGAGTGGGGCGCCGAGGTCAAGAACGCCATCGAGAACTTCAGCGGCGATGACGGCATGGAAGACCTCGGGCTGCGGCTGCGCACCGACACGCGCGCCGCCGGCCGGTGGAAGGTCGAGGGGCACCGCGGCGGGCTCTACTGTGCGGGGATCGAGTCCGGCATTACGGGCCGGCCGGGCGACTACATCATTGTCGACGACCCCACGAAAAATCTTCAGGAAGCGCAGTCGGCAACGAAACGCGGCAAGGTCACCTCGACCTACCGAGGCGCGATCATCCCCCGCATGGGCCCCACCACCAAACTGGTGTGGATCCAAACCCTCTGGCATGAGTCCGAGACCATCCAGGAGATCCTCGCCAACGAAGGCGACTCGTGGGAGATCGTCCGCATCCCCGCGCTCTGCGACTCCGAGGACGACCCGCTCGGCCGGGCCATCGGCGAACCCATGGAGTCCGCCCGCGGCAAGCGCGACTGGGCCAAGGTTCGTCGCGACGTAGGCGAGTACGTCTTCTCCGCGCTCTACCAGCAGCGGCCGTCGCCAGCCGAGGGCGGTCTGTTCAAGCGCATCCACTGGCGCTGGTTCACTCTCTACGGCGACCGCGTGCACCTTGGCGGCCGCGAATTCGATCTTCGGGATTCGTGGATTTTCATCACCGCCGATCTTGCCGCGTCGACCAAGACCAGCGCCGACTACACCGTCTTCGCCGCCTGGGCCCGCACCATCTCCGGCGACCTCATCCTCCTCGACCTCCTCCGGGCGAAGATCGGCGAACACGACCACTTCGCCCACGTCCACGCCATGTGCCAGCGGTGGAACGTCGACACCGTCTTCGTCGAGGCCAGCCAGTTCGGCACCACGCTCGTCCGCGAAGCCACCCAGCAGCAGATCCCGATCACCCCGCTCAAAGCAGAGCAGGACAAGTTCTCGCGGGCACTGCCAGCGAGCGCCTGGTCCAGTGGCGGACGCATCTGGCTCCGATCGGGAGCGGCATGGGCCGACGCCTTTGTAACTGAGACCGCGGCGTTCCCCAACGGGAAGAACGACGACCAGGTGGACTGCCTCGCCTACGCCGTCCGCGTCGCCGTCACCCAGGCCGCACCGATGCCGTCGAGCCGAACCATGCACCGCACGCCCGAACGCGTCGAGTTCCCCGAGCTCGGCGGTGGCGCACCGCTCGACCTGGCGACCGTACCGCTGTAGGAGGCCCCGTGCGCGCCTGGCTCCGCGACCTGCTCGGCACCGCCGAGATCCTCTCCGCTATCCAGCAGCACCGCCAACGACAGGAGATCACCATGGCATCGGTCATCGACGCACTCAGGGCGCTCGCCGAGCAGACCAACGACGTGTCCGCCGCGCAGGCCACCTCGTTCACCAACCTGCAGAACGCGGTCGCCCGCCTGGAGCAGGCCGTCCGCGACGGCGAGGTCAGCCCGGAGATCCAGGCCGCCGTCGACGAGCTGTCCGCGAGCCTGACCCGTCTCGGCGACGACGCCCGCCGCGCCGACGACGGCTTCGAGCCGCAGCCCGAGACGCCGGCCGACCCGGAGCAGCCGGCCGAGCCGCTCCCGGCCGACGGCGAGACCCCGGCCGACGTGACCGAGCCGACCGTTCCGCAGCGCACCCAGCGCTGACCCGCGAGCCGGGCGCGACTCGACGCAGCCACGGGCTCGGGCCGCGCCCGCAACACCTGACCGATGAGGGGGACGGATGAGCGCCCCCACCCGGCTCCGCGGGCACGTCTCCGACGCGCTCAGCGGGTACGCCGACATCCTCGACGACATCACGACCGAGTACATCCCTGACCTGACCTGGCCGCTCAGCGTCCAGACGTACGCGCAGATGCGCCACGAGAGCCGTCTGTCGTCCGTCCTCGACGGCTGGACGCTTCAGCTCCGGCGCGCGCAGTGGCAGGTCGACGGCCGCGGCTGCCGACCCGAAGTCGTCAAGCTCGTCGCGGACGGTCTGGGCCTACTCGTCGCCGGACAAGACCCCGCCGGCGCCGCTCGGCTGCAGGGTGTGTCGTGGAACGACTATCTGCGGACCTCGCTGCGAACCTCGGCGGCGTTCGGTCACGTCGGGCACGAGCTTCAGGCGGAGGTAGTCGACGGGACCGCCCACCTGGTCGCTCTCGCAGATCGGATGCCTTGGACCATCTCCCGGATCCACGTCGATCCGAAGCGCGGGACGCTGCTCGGCGTCACCCAGGACGGCGTTCACCGCGATGACCGGCCGCAGATCCCCGCCTCCCAGCTCGCCTGGCATGCGCGCGAGCGGGAGGGCATCGCCTGGCAAGGCCGTTCGCTGCTGCGGGCGAGCTACCCGGCGTGGCTGCTCAAGCGCGAGATGCTGCGCACGAACTCGATCGCTCACCGCCGCTGGGCCGCTGGCATCCCGGTCGCGCAGGCCCGGCCCGGCTCGAACCCGAGCCCCGGTCAGATGGCCGAGGCGCAGCGTATGGCGTCCGCCGCGCGTGCCGGTGACGTGGCCGGCGTGGCGATGCCGCAGGACTTTGAGCTGGTCATTCAGGGGATCGCTGGTCAACTGCCTGACACGCTCGGCTTCATCCGGTTTCTGAACCAGGAGATTGCCGGCGCGGCCCTGATGCCGCATCTCGACCTAGGCACCAGCCAGTCCGGGTCGCGCGCGCTCGGAGAGTCGTTTATCGATAGCTGGACGCTCGCGCTGGAGGCTTGGGCGACGGAAACCGCGGACGTGGCGACTCGCCAGATCGCGGCTCGGATCGTCGAGTGGAATTTCGGGTCAGACGAGCCGGTGCCTTCCGTCGTGGTGTCCGGGATCGGCTCCCGCCGCGAGGTCACCTCCGAGTCCCTTAACTCGCTGCTGTCGTCCGGCGCACTCTCGGCCGACCCGGCGCTCGAGGCGTGGATCCGCCGCGAATGGCGGCTCCCTGAGCGGGACCCGGACGCGCCGAAGCCGCTGAACGCGACCGGCGTGGACCTGGCCAAGCCAGACTCGACGGCAGACGGCGAGCAGGGTGACGACTGGGGGCTGCTCGACGACGAGGCCGCCGTGCCGGTTAAGGCTGCACAGCGGTCCCGCCGCCGCAGCAACCCCGACCAGATGAGCCTGTTCGGTGACGGCCACCCGGTGCAGGCCGCGGCCCGTCCGGAGACGCCTGAGCAGATCCAGGCCCAGTGGGAGGCGGCACGCGCTGAGCTGCTGGCCGCCTGGCCGAAGACCGCGGCACCGCTCGTGACGGAACTTGCCGCGCAGGCCGAGACGGCGGTCGCCGACGGTGACCTGCCCCGACTCGGGCAGCTCGCCGCGTCCGCCGGTGTCATCGCAGCTCAGGCCGCGATGCTCGGCAAGGGCGGCACGAAGCTCGCCCGGCAGGCCGCGGCCGGTGTGGTGGCTGAGGCCGCCGCGCATGACGTGATCGTGAGAGCTGGCGACGCGGGTGCGGCGAAGGTAAACGCGACAGCTGAGGCGGTCGCGCACATCATCGCCGCCGGGTATGCGTCCGGTGCTGGCCGGATCGCGCTGCAGCACGCGGGCGCCGACCCGGAGTCGGTCCGGGATGCCGTCGAGCGGCACCTGGATGCGCTGTCGACGGCGCAGCGCGGCATGGTCGCCGACCAGCTCGGTGCCCTGCTGTCCGCAGCCCAGCATGCTGGCCGCCTGTCGGTGCTCGAGCGAGCCCCGAAGGGGACGACGTTCCGGGCGTCGGAGTGGGCGGACGAGAAGCGCTGCGACGCCTGCGACGCCGTCCACGGCAAGACGTATCGGACGCTACGGGCCGCACTCATCGACTACCCGGCGAGCGGCTACCGCAACTGCGAGGGCGGGCCCGGACGCTGCCGCGGGCACATCGCCGCGGACTGGACCGCCAAGGCGCGTTGAGCACTCACACGCCTGATCTGCGCACCATCTGACCTGACGATCGGGGTGATCCATGACCGCCCCGACTGTCGACCTCGCGCGCCGTGAGGGCGTCGAACTCGTCCGGACCGGCCGGTGGGAAACCATGACCGGCTCGTGGACGCCGACCGCCGAGGACATCGCCGCGGCCGTTGACGCCCAGTCGTGCCCGGCGATCCGCAAGCCGGTCGTGAAACTGGGCCACACCGATGCCCGGTTCGCGGTCGGGGACGGCGAACCGGCGCTCGGCTGGTTCGAGAACCTCCGTGCGACCGACGGCGGCAGCACGCTCGTCGGCGACCAGGTGACGCTGCCGTGGCTGCACTCCGTCCAGGCCGCCGCGTACCCGTCGAGGTCGATCGAGGGCAACTACAACCACCGTTGCGGAGCCGGCCACGTCCACAAGTTCGTGCTGACCGCGGTCGCACTGCTCGGGGTGACGCCGCCGGCAGTGAAGACGATCCGGAACCTGAATGACCTGCCCGGGATGCTCGGCGTGGCCGCGTCCGATCCGGACGTGCCGGAGGGCGCCGAGCGCGTGCAGGTGACCATCATGGCCCGCCGGCGTGCCGAGGACTTCGACGAGGGCAGCACCAAGCGCGACGCTGGCGGCCGGTTCTCCCGCGTCGACACGAACGACGGACCGGAAGGTCGCGGGGCCTCATCCGGGGGCAGTCGGACTGCTGGCGGGTCCGGCAGCAGCGGCTCGTCCAGCGGCAGCGCGGGCGGAAGCTCGCCGAAGCCCGCCGCACCGCTGAAGGACTCACTGAAGATCGGCGACCGGATCCAGCTCCGCGACGGCGAGACCCTCGCCGGTGGTGCGCAGGTTGACGGCACTGAAGGTGTCGTGAAGGTCGCCGTGGTCGACAGTCCGACCGGCCGGCGCCTCCACATCGGCCTCAACCCGCCCGAGGTCGACGACGGCGACGATGACCTCGACAGCGATGCGGCTGAGAGTGACGACGACAGCGACGACGACGAGGTCTCCGAGCCCTGGTCCGGGAATCAGGACGAGTGGACCACCGTGCTCGACGAGACGGGAATCGGCGCGCTCCACGCGGCGCTGCCGCAGATGCTCGACATGGGCCGTCAGGGCGCCGAGCACCAGAAGTCGTTGGAGAAGCGCGGCTCTGACCTGGAGAAACGCGAACGGGCCTTGATCAACTCCCAGTATCCGGGTCTGAACGCGGCAGGTAAGAAAGAGCTCCAGAAGATCGACGTTCGGTCTGCTGACGTGTCGTCGCGCCTGAACCAGGAGCAGGAGCGTGCCCAGCGCCGCATCGAAGAGCTGCGGCCCGAGGACCGTCAGCGGGTCGCGCGGGCAGAACCCGGCGAGGCACGAGGGGCATACCGCGAGGCGTACCTGGCCGCACATCCGGGTGAGGAGAAGACCGCCACCACCTACTCGTTCCTGTACGCGCAAGGCCTGGAAAAGCAGGGGGCGCTGTCGGCGGAACGGCAGGCGCTCGAAGCCCGCCGCAGCGAACTGACGGGTGACCCGCAGCCGCTCACCCCCGAGGCGCAGGCCGAGCTCGCCGAAGTCCGGGATGCGATCCGCCGCAACGACGGCGAGATCGGCGACTTCCTCGACGAGAGCTACCTGACCGACGGGGTCGTGTCCGGTGAGTGGGGTGACCTGGTCTACCAGGCGGTCATGACGGACAGCGGGCCGCGGTATTCGCTGTCACTGCGTCCGCCCGGTGCGCCTGCCGACTGGGAGCCGGACGACGGAAGCGCCGCCGTCGACTTCAACAACACCGCCTTGAAGAAGCTCGGGGCACTGCTGGACAAGGTGGTCGGCTCGTCGAGTGTGCAGGCCGCCGCCGAGGTCCACACCGGCGCGATGGTCGCGCTCATCCCGACGCCTGAGGACGCGGCGCGGCTCGCGGTCGGCGGCGGCGAACCGGCCGAGCAACTGCATGTCACGCTGGCGTATCTCGGTGAGGCCGCGGACCTGGGGGTGGCCGGCCAGCAGGACGTCATCGACGCGGTGTCAGCGGCGGCGAACGGCCTGCCGGTCATCGAGGCCGAGGCGTTCGCTCCCGCCCTGTTCAACCCGGGCGACGCCAGCGACCGTGATCCGTGCGCGGTGTTGCTGCTGTCGGGGGAGTGGCTGGACATCGTCCACTCGCTCGTCGCCGGCGCGCTCTACGACGCGCCGATGCCGGACCAGCACCGGCCGTGGATCCCGCACCTGACCGCCCGGTACGCCGACGGCGTGGACGCGCTCGCCGCGCTGGCCGAGCGCGTCGGCCCGGTCCGGTTCGACCGGCTCCGGATCGCGTTCGCCGGCCAGACGCTCGACATTCCGCTCATCGGTAGCGCCGGCCCGGACGAGCCGCTCGACGAGGCCGAGGCGGTCGCCGCCGCGGCCGGGAGTGGGAAATCGCTGAAGTCGTGGTGGCTGCACGGGCCCGGGCTGAAGAAGTGGAAGTCCTGGACGGATCTCTACAAGCACCTACGGACCAAGGTCGATCCGGCGTTCGCGAAGCGGATCGCGTCGGAGTGGTTCCACGAGCGCTACGGCTACTGGCCTGGCGACAAACGCAACCGCAAGGTCGCCGCAGCGGCCGAGCCCACGATTCTGCCGGCCGCCGAGCCGGACCCATCCACACCCGAGGAGGACATGGTGTCCACCCTGCACGCAGACCTGCGCGCGCGGCTCGGCCTGGCCGACGACGCCGACGAGCAGGCGATGCTCACGGCGCTCGACGCGCTCAAGTCGAAGGCCGACTCGCCGCAGCCGACGCCTGAGATGGTCGCCGCGTCGGCCGCCGCAACCGACAAGGCGGAGAAGGCTGAGGCCGCGAACCAGGTCATGAAGGAGGAGCTCGCGAAGGTCCGCGACGAGCTCAACACCATCAAGGCCTCCGCGGCGCAGACCGTCAAGGCCAGCTTCTTCGACGGGCTGCTCGCAACCGGCCGGCTCAAGCCCGCCGACCGGGCCACATGGGAGGACCGCTACGACCGCGACTCGGAGATGGTCACCGACATCCTCGGCGGTCGTGGTGAGGGCTCCGAGGTGCCGGTCATGGCATCCGGCCACACCGGTCCGGCCGAGCCGGACGCAGACACCCTCGACAGCGAGTACGAGCAGCTCGTGTCCGCTGTCGACGCACCGACCCGGAAGGCGGCCTGAGCATGGGCGCGTACGAGCCGAAGTTCCTCTACCGCGACGTCATCACCGCAACCGCGTCGTCGACGATCACCGTCACGAACGGCGTCGGTGTGGTCCTCGCCGTGTCCGGCAGTGGCACCGTCGCGCCGGCCGGCGCGGACTCGAACGCCGTCGTCGGCACCGCCGCTCACGACGTCGTGAGCGGCGAGCGATTCGCCTACCACCCGCGCGGCAAGGTCCACATCTCGACCGCGGCCGGCGCCATCACCGCGGGCGACCGCATCAACGCCGCCGCTGCCGGCGCGGTGAAGACCGCCACGGCCGGCGTCGGGAACTTCGGCATCGCTCTCACCACGGCCGCCGACACGGCGCTCGTGGAGTGGATGGAGATCTGACCTCCCGCCCGCACTGACCTCTCGTCTTCCAAGCCCGGCACGTCATTCGTGCCGGGCTTTCGTGTGCCCGGCCTCCGGGCGATCCGAAAGGAGCCCCGATGCCGGGCGCTTACCCTCCGGCAGCGGCAACGCTGTCCGGCACCCTCCTGACCATCGACCGCCTGCTGCGGAACCCGACGTTCCTGGCCCGGCGCCTGCGCGGCATCCCGGATCTGCGGTTCGTCGCCGACCAGATCCTCACCCGGAAGATCAAGGCCAACGGCGGTGCCGCGATGGCCGAGACGGGCGAGCCGATCGTGAACTCCCGGCCGATCGAGTCGATCGCGCCCGGCGGCGAGTACCCGCGGGACAGCCCGGCGGACGGCACCGCGATGCTGGTCAAGGTCAGTAAGTGGGGTGAGGCGACCCCGCTGACCGACGAGAAGATCAAGCGGTCCGTGTACGGCGGTGACGAGGTCGACCGGTCGCTGCGCAAGGCCGCGAACACGATCATCACGAAGGTAGACCGGCTCGCCACGTCCGCGATGGGTTCGCTGGTCACCGCGACGAGTGCCGCCGCCGCGACGTGGGACAACGCGTCGGCGCTGCTGTTCCGGGACGTGGAGAAGGCCGCGGCGAAGGTCGTCGACCTCAACCAGGGTTTCCGGCCGAACACGCTGCTGATGTCGACGACGAAGTACGCGATGCTCGTCACCGACCCGGCGATCGCCGCGCTGCGCCGCCGCGAGGCGACCGACAACCCCATCTACGGCGGGGACATCGAGTACATCGGCAAGTACCGGATCATCTCGACGTCGGTCGGGAACCTGCCCCGGGACTCGGTGTGGGTGTTCGACGACAACGAGCTCGGCGGCATGGCCGACGAGACCGAGGTCGACCCGGGCTACGCGACGATGGACAACGGCCTCCAGTTCAAGGTCATCCGCGTGGACTCGCGGGACGCCTGGGACATCCAGGCCCGCCGGATCACCGCCCCGATGGTCACCGAGCCGGGCGCGGCCATCGAGATCACCGGCACGGGGAGCCTGGGCTGATGAGCGACGCCCGATTCCAGGTCATCGCCGAGTGCGCGTACGCGAAGATCGCCGACGCGGCCGGTGTCTCGTGGCGGCTGTTCGAGAAGGGTGCGCTGATCCCGGCGAACACCCCGAACCTCGACCACCTGCTCCGCAACCACTACGTCGCGAAGGTCGGCGAGAAAGCGACCGGCGGCCTCAACGCCGACGGTTTCCCGTCCGGGGCGGAGGACGTCGAGGTGCCCGAGGGGATCACGACGACACCCTCCGGCGGTCAGTCGGTCGGCGCGAACCCGAACGGCCCGGCCAGCGACGCCGAGAAGGCGGCGGCGGAGGTCGCCGAGCGCCGCGCTGCCGCGCGGGCGAAGCTCCCGGCCGACGGCGCCGCTCCGGACGGCCGCGCCGGCAAGGACGTCCACGTCGAGTACCTCGTCGGCAAGGGCTACGACTACGACGAGCTGGTCAAGCAGGACAAGGCCGACCTCGTCGAGATGGGCAAGCAGCAGTCCTGACCGGGGGAAGAAGTGCTGGGCCGTAGCGGGGCGGCCCAGCACCTACCTCACCGGGGTGAGCCATGCCCCGATACGTTGTCGTTGCCGCCTGCGTTGGTTTGCATCGCTGGACTGGTGGCGGACCACAGCTGTTTTTCGCCTACGCGGGCGATCCGGTGCCGGCCGAGGCGGTGTCAGCGGATGTGGCCAGGCTGGCTGGCCTGGGAATGATCGCCGAGGTCGGCGACGTTCCCGCCGACCCGACACCGCCAGCCGGCGGCATGTCGGCTGAGCTGGCGGCGGTCAAGGCCACCGCCGACTCGGCGTCGTCGTTGGCGACGGCCGCGCAGTCCGAGGTCGCCGGTTTGCAGGTGACGGCGACGTCGTACCAGCAGGCGCTGGCCGCGTCGCTCGCCGACCGGCAGGCGCTGTGGCGGAACGCTGGCCTGCTCGCGGAGGGCCTCGATGCGCTCCGGGCCGAGGTCGCCGCGATCCAGCTCCAGCCGGGGCTGCCGCCGACACCGGAGCAGGTCGACAGCGCGGTTGCCTCGTGGCTGGCCGCGCATCCGCCCGCCGCCGGCCGGAATGCCGAACTGCGCCGGGGAGTATCGGGTATTGAGGGGCGGACCGCGGGGGACGCCTGGACGGTGCTCGCGTCGTGGTCGGAGCTGACCGGCCCGACCCCGACGCCGGATGCGATCGCCACGGCGGTCGCGAATTGGATGTCCGCGCACCAGGCCGTCGAACTCCGGTCGAACGGCACCGCGATTCAGTGGCGGCCCTACGGCGGCACCTGGACCGACCTCGTGCAACTCGCGGCCATCACTGGCCCGGCCGCTACGGCGAGGCTGGCCGCCCCCGAGGAGCCGGCCATGCTGCCGGCGCTCCAGGTCGGCGCGAACGAGGTCTCTCTGAGCTGGAAGACCGCGATGCCGACCGCCAGCTACCAGGTGTTCCCGTCGCTGTCCGGCAGCACCGCGATCCTCGGGAAGCTCGACGTTGTCGTGAAGCCCGGCTCGCAGACGACGACCGGCTGCAAGGTCACCGTCGTGAACACGAGCGTCCTCCCGATCGCCGTCGGCGCAGGCACCGTCAGCGCGCTCGCGTTCTCCCCGAACTAGGCGGCAACGTTCGCCGGACTCACCCTTCGGGCCTTCTTTGCCTTGCAAGCTATGCAGTATCGACGTCCGCCTACCCATAAGGCGTTTTCCTCGGTGTATTCGTGTCCGCTGCGGCAGTGAGTTTGCCGACGCGATCTACCGGCTGCCGTATGCGGGCTCCTTAATTGATTCTCGTGAGGCGTCACTGCCTCAATGTGGTCCGGGTTTACACATGCGCGATGTTTGCACTCTCGGCCTGGGCACGTTGGATCCGTGTTGTGGCAGACGTGATCCAGATGCATCCCTTCCGGAATTGAACCCTTCGCCTGCTCGTAGTAGAAGCGGTGGGCGTTGTTCCCGAAAAGCTGCCCGTATCCATGCGTGTTTAGTGGGCCGGGCCAAGTCCAGCACGCACTGGGGTCGGAGGTGTCCAGCAGGGACATCCAGACCTCGGCGGGCTGGTGGTCTAACTGGTGTCTGCCGAGTCGTCTCGCCCGATGGAGCCGGTTGTAGCAATTCCGGCATATGCCGCGCGCATGGATCGGCTTTTCGTCCCCGCATTCGCCGCAGGTAATCAGTCTTGCAGGCATTTGGAAATTGTATCAATGGAGGCTGGCTGAAGATGGCTACTAACCCTGTGCGGACCTGCCCCATTTGCATGACAAGCGATGATCACCCAAGGCATGTAATTGACCTTGGTGGCGACACGCAAGCCGCTTTTCATATGGATTGTTGCGCCATCGCCCGCAACTGCGAGGTGTGCCTCGCGCAGCTCGACGGGGTCGGTGGCGTCGAGGGCAACCCGCGCGGCGACGCGCTCCGCGAGCACCTGCTGACCACCGGGACTGGCCCGGACCAGGCGGGCTGGACCGCGCCGGCCGACATTGCATCCGTGGAGGGCTGACCTGTGCCGAATAATCTCGTTCTAACCGAAGCGAACCGGTACATCGACGCCGGGTTCGCCACCGCCGCGTATGTGGCGCCGACCTCCCCGATCCGTGTCGCCCTGCTGACCGCGAACGGCACGAACACCGCCGCGGGCACCGAGGTGACGGGTGGCTCGTACGCCCGGCAGACGATCACGATGGGGGCGGCGGCGTCCGGGTCGGCGTCGAACTCGAACACGATCAACTTCACGGGTCTTCCGGCGGCGACGGTCACGGGCATCGACATCTACGACAGCAACGGCACCCCGCGCCGGATCTGGACCGGCCCGCTCACCGCCTCGAAGACCGTGGGGGCAGGGGACACGCTGAGCTTCTCGGCGTCCTCGATCGTCGCGTCGCTCGCGTAGCTGATCTTCCGGTAGGGGGTCGGCGATGGCCACCAGGTTGTATCTGGGAAATGCTGCCGCCAGCTACACCCCGACGACGAAGCGTGGCGCCTGGGACAACTCCGCGGCGACGCTTGCCCGCCGCCTCAGCCCTGTCCCCGAGGGCGCGGCGGCGACCGCGGCGATCGCGGAGACGTCGGCGACGAACGCGTTCGACGTGCTGTGGGGCCGGTGGATCTCGGATCCGGCGATTACGGCCGGGACGCTGTCCGGGACCGTGCAGTGGATCGCGGGCGTCCTCGAGAGCAACACTGCGGCGAACGACTTCTTCCATGTCCACATCTTCGTCACGGCCGGTGATACGGACACGGTCCGCGGCACGCTGCTGACGAACAACATCGGCGCGACCGAGTTCACCACCACGGCGACCGGCCGCGGCGAGGGCGCGAAGACGGTCACGAACGTCGCCGTTCAGGTCGGGGACCGGATCGTCGTCGAGATCGGCTACGTCGCCAACAACACCGTCACGACCAGCTACACCGGCACCCTGCACTACGGCAACACCGGCACCGCCGACCTCGCTCAGGGCGGCACAACGGTTACCACGTCGCCCGGCTGGGTCGAGTTCTCCGGCGCTGACGGGCTGTTCTACCCCCGCACGCAGTCGCTCACCGACGCGTTCTCCGGGCTGATCTATGCGAACCCGCCGTGGGACGGGCCGTACGGCGGCGCCGACCTACTCGCCGGCCAGGCCCGCGTCCCGGTCGCCCACACCGCGGGCACCCCGGCGTACGCGGGTGTCTACTCCACGCCGGCCAACCAGGCGCAGCGCTGGCATTTCGCGGATTCCAGCATCTACTGCGAAGTCCCGGTCGTCCCGGCCGCAGGCGGCAGCACCGGCACCGTCTACGCCCAGCTCGCCGTCACCGCCACCATGTACACGCTCGGCAGCTACGCGGGCGTGTTCTACGACGCGGTCAGTAACGTCATCGTCTTCCAGAACTGTGTCGACTACTCCGACCCGACTGCCGCGTTCATCCCCTACGACCCGGTCGCGCACCGCTGGTGGCGGCTGCGGCACGCCGCGAACGTCCTGTACTGGGACACGTCACCGGACGGCACAACCTGGACCAACCAGCGCAGCCTAAGCCCGGCGCCGTCGTGGACGAACTACAACGGCCTCGGCATCCTCCTCGAAGGCGCCCGCGACTCCGGCACCAACGACTACGTCCACTTCGACAACGTCAACACCCCGGCGGCGGCCTCGCACGCCGGGTCCGCAACCCTGTCGGCCGCCTCCGGCCTGACCGCGGGCGGTGCCACCACCGCGGCCGGCACCGTTGCGCTGAGCGCGACGTCCGGGCTGACGGCGGCGGCAGACCGGGCCGTGCCCGCCACGGCCGGCCTGTCTGCGGCGTCCGGCCTCACGGTGTCGGCAACCCGCGGCACCACCGGCGCTGTATCGCTGTCCGCCGCGAGCGGGCTGACCGCGGGCGCCGTACGGCAGGTGCCGGCCGGCACAGCACTGTCGGCATCGTCCGGGCTCACCGCGGGCGGCGCGGCAACGGCGGCCGGTGCGGCCGCGCTGTCGGCGGCATCGTCACTGGCGGTGGCAGCAGTCCGGGTCACGCCAGGTGTCGCAGCACTGTCCGCAGCGTCAGGTCTTACCGCCGGGGCGACCGCAGCATCCGGCGGCACGGTCATGCTCGGCGCCGCATCGTCCCTCACCTCGGCCGCAGTACGCGCCCAAGCCGGTGCGGCGACTCTGTCCGCCGCCAGCGGCCTGTCCGCGGTGGCGGCAGCCGGTGCGGGCGCGGCGACCACCCTTTCGGCCACCTCGAACCTCACCGCCGCCGCTCTGCGCACCGCAGCCGGGGCCTCGACGCTCTCTGCCGCGTCCAGTCTCGCCGCAGGCGGGCAGCGGACGGCGGTCGCCGCCGTACTGCTCTCCAGCGGATCGTCGCTGACAGCGGCAGGCGACACGACAGCGATCGTCGGCGCCCTACTCTCCGCCGCCTCACACCTGACCGCAGCAGGAACCCGGGTAGCGTCCGGTGCCGTCACGCTGTCCGCGATGTCGGCTCTCACGGCCGGCGGCATGAGTACGGCATCGGCGGCAGCAGCACTGTCCGCGGCATCGACACTCGCCGCGTCTGCTACTCGCGTCACCGCCGCCGGTGCCATGCTCTCCGCCTCGTCAACGCTCACGGTGTCGGGCAGCAGCGGCGCGGACGTTGGCGCCATCCTGTCGGCTGCGAGCAGCCTCACCACCGCAGGTGTCGGTACTACGGTCGGCGCGGCCACGCTCTCCGCCACCTCGGCGCTGTCCGCTGCGGGCGTGCGCGGCACATCGGCCGCTGCGGCACTGGCCGCAGCCAGCAGCCTCGCCGCCGCCGGTATCCCGGCGCGCGCCGCAGCCGCACTCCTATCCGCGGCCAGCACGTTCTCCGCCAGCGGAATCAGCATCCGGCCCGGCGCGGCCCAGCTCTCGGCGGCATCAGCCCTGACCGCGGACACCGCCGGGTCCAGTTCGGCCACCGCGATCCTGTCTGCCACCTCCGTGCTGTCCGCGGCGGCCGGCCGAGCTGCGATCGCCGCAGCGACGCTCTCCGCCAGCAGCGGCCTGGTAGTCGCCGCCGTGGCCACCGGGCAGGGTGCAGTCGTGCTTGCGGCAGCCGCCGGGCTCACCGCCGAAACCGTTCCCGCCCGGTTCGCGAACGTCATGCTCGGCGCGGCCAGCAGCCTCGCCGCGGACGGGACGCGCGGGGCGAACGGCCTGGCCGTCATGTCCGCAGCGACCACGCTCTCTGCAGACGGGCACACCTCCGCCGGCAGCACGGTGCTCCTCACCGCGGCCAGCGCACTCGAAGCGACCGCCGGCCGGGGCCTCGTAGGCGCGATCACCCTCACCGCCGGCTCTCACCTCGGCGCGGGCGGCACCCTCGTCGGCGGGGCGGCAGCCCAGCTCTCCGCCGCGACCCTGCTTTTGGTGACCGCCGTTCCGGACGTGTTTCCAACCGCCCGCCGGCTCGTCGCCGTCCTCATCCGGCCCGGCCTGACCGCAACTCTACCGCCCGCGCCCGGCTCGTGGCGGACACCGGCCGGCGGCGCCTGCACGCCTACACCTCCGAGGGGCCCCGTGACCGACATCGTGGTCGGCGACACCGACGTACCGCGCCTGACCGTGTCGCCGTTCGACGGCGGTACGCGCGCGGCGCTTGACCGTTGA